ACGAAGCTGCGCGCGTCTCGTGATGATGCGGCGGCTGCTCTGGCGCTGAAGCAGAAGCAGCTCGACGTGCTGCTCGCCCGAGTCTAGTTCGGCACTTTTCTCGGGTTATCCTATGGGTGTCTAGCGCGGAGCCGCGCTGGGCATCGGTTACGCGGAGCCGCGGCCGGCAATCCCTACGATTCCCTGAAAGGGGGAAGGTCTAGATGTCCGATTACATCAAGCGCCAGCACGATCTTCGCCAGGCCGCGTGGCATGAGGCGAAGCACCTGCTCGATGCGGCGGCCGCGGAGAACCGCGACCTCAACGCTGAGGAGCAGGAGAAGTACGATCGCATCTCGGGCGAGCTCGACTCGCGCGCTGCGATCATCGAGCAGCTGAAGGCTGACGAGGAGCGCGCCGCGCGCCTCGACGCCGTCGCTGCCGAGATCCGCACGGACGAGGAGCCGGGCGACGACACCGAGGCCGAGCAGATCCGCTCGCTGGCCCGCGGTGAGGTCCGCTCGGTCAGCTTCGAGAAGCGCGACGTGGCGACGACCTCGACCGGCGCTCCGGTCCCGACGTCGTTCTACGATCAGGTCATCATGAAGGCCCGTCTCGTGGGTCCGATGCTCGACGTCAGCACGGTTCTGAATACGGCTGGCGGGGAGACGATCGAGGTCCCGAGCTTGTCGACATATTCGACCAGCTCGACCGTGACGCCGCAGGCCGGCATCATGAGCGAGTCGGATCCGGTCTTCAACTCCTTCGTGGAGCTGAAGGCGTACAAGTACGGCTTCCTGATCCAGGTCAGCCGCGAGATGATCGAGGACTCCGGCGTGGACCTCCTCGGCTTCCTCGCCGATCAGGTCGGCAACGCCGTTGGCTACAACGTCAACTCGGCGCTGACCATCGGCACCGGCACCGTCCAGCCGAACGGCATCGTCACCGCTGCCGGCTCCGGCGTCACGGGCGGCACGGGCGTCTCCGGTGCGTTCACCGCTGACAACCTGATCGACCTGTTCTACAGCCTGGACGGCGCCGCGCGCCTGCTCCCGGGTGTGGGCTGGATGGCGAACGGCTCCTCGATCGGCGCGATGCGCAAGCTCAAGGACACCGCTGGGAACTACGTCTTCAGCCCCGCGCTGGACGGCAACTCCCGCGACCTGCTCCTGGGCCGGCCGGTCTACGAGAACCCGCACATGGCGAACGCCGGCACGGCGAACAAGTCCGTGATCTGCGGTCACCTGCCCTCGTACTTCGTCCGCATGGTCGGCGGCATCCGCCTCGACCGCTCGGACGAGTACGCCTTCAACCAGGACCTCGTGACGTTCCGCGCCACGATGCGGGTCGACGGCAACCTGCCGCAGTCCTCGCACATCAAGTACTTCGTCGGCGGCGCGTCCTAGTACGCACGCCCGACGTACGCGGTACCATTGGGCCGTCCCCTCTGGGGGGCGGCCCTTTGGCTTTCTAGGGAGGGAACCCTATGGCGAATCGTCAGGCGCGACGTAAGGCGCAGAAGACTGGCGCGAATCCTGATGCGCTCTCGATTACGATCGCGAGCAACTCGCCCTTCGCGGCTACGGGATACGGGACGCAGACGGCGCAGCTCTCGACGCGGCTGAAGGCTGACGGGCATCGTGTCGCCGTCGCGTGCAACTTCGGCTTGCAGGGCTCGGACACCGAGTGGAACGGGATCAAGCTCTACCCGACAGGTGTCGCACCGTACTCCGATGACATTCTCATGGCGCACTCGCAGCATTGGGCGAGTGGTGCTGATCTGCCGAGTCTCGTGATGACGCTCTTCGATGTATGGGCGCTGAAGAACCCGAGCATCGCGCAGATCCCGCATATCGCGGCGTGGGTGCCGATCGATCACAAGCCGGCACCGCCAGAGGTGTCGGAGTGGCTGAAGCGTGAGAACGTACTGCCGATCGCGATGAGCCGGTTCGGCGAGCAGATGATGGACCTCGACAAGATCGAGTGCCTGTACGCGCCGCACGCTTTCGATGGGAACGTCTTCAAGCCGACGCCGACGATCACGGATGCGACGGGGAAGAAGATCACGGGCCGCGATCTGATGGGCATCGATGAGAATCCGAACACGTTCGTGGTGATGATGAACGCGGCGAACAAGGGGAAGACGCCGCCGCGTAAATCGTGGGGCGAGAATCTCCTCGCGTTCGGGATGTTCGCGAATGAGAACCCTGACGCGATGCTCTACTTGCACACGGACGAGTCGGATGCGCTCGGCGGCGTGAATCTGCATAGGCTGATCGCGGCTTGTGGGATCCGGCCCGAGCAGGTCCGCTTTGTGAATCAATACCTCTACAGGATGAATATGCCGCCGCAGGCGCTCGCTGCGATCTACACGGCGGCGGATGTTCTCCTGGCGACGAGTGCTGGCGAGGGGTTCGGCGTGCCGACGATTGAGGCGCAGGCGTGTGGGACGCCCGTTATCGGATCGAAGTGGGCGGCGACTGAGGAGCTCGTCGGCGATGGTTGGGTGATTGATGGGCAGCCGCTCTGGGATCCGTTCCAGCACTCGTGGTTTTTTACGCCGCATGTGTCGCAGATCGTTCGCGCGCTCTGGGATGCGTACGATCGGAAGGATCGCGGGCCGAGTCAGACGGCGATCGAGTTCGCTGCGGCGTACGAGGCGGATCGCGTCTTTGAGGAGTATTGGCGGCCGATCATGCGGACGCTCTCCGAGTGGGTGCGATGAGGCTCGGCGTCATCACGACGCATCACCCTGTCTCGACGGATCAGGGCGAGGCGTGGCTTCCGGGCGCGTATCGTGGCGGCGCGGAGATGAGCGATGCCGAGTATCTGGCGGCGGCGCCCGAGGGTGTGGAGTGGTGCTACACGACGCCAGAGGATGCGGCAGCGTTTGATCGGATCCTCATTACGAGTATCGATCACTTGCAGCCGGCCGAGTGCGAGTACCTGGCCGCGCTCGAGCCCGTCGTCTTTCTGCATCACGAGGTGGCTTGCTTGCCGCATCGGCGGACGCTGCTCGAGGCTGCGCGGTGCGTGATGCTTCACACGCCGGCGCACGAGAAGCGGACGACGGCGTGGTGCGAGCCTCGGCGCGTCGAGCTCGTCTTGTCCGCGGTCGATGTTCCCGAGTTGCCGACGCTTGAGGTGCGCGAGTGGGTCGCGCTTGCGGCGTGCAGGAATCATCCGCTGAAGGGCATCAAGAATGCGCGCGTCTGGGCGGTGCGGAATCGGATGCCGCTCGAGGTGATGACGAACGCTCCGCGCGGCGAGGTGCTGGACCGGATGCGCGAGGTTGAGACGTTCGTGCATCTTCCGCTTGCGTTCGAGTCTGAGGGGCGCGCCGTGATGGAAGCCGTCTTGTCGGGCTGTCAGGTCGTTACGAATGATCTCGTCGGCATCACGAGCGTGCCGGAGTGGGATGTAGCCGATGTGCTACGCGAGCGGATCGCGGCCGCTCCTGGCGCGTACTGGGGAGCCGTATGCAACCCGTGAGGATTAGCGTGGTCACGGCGGCGTGGGGCCTCGGGTGGGCGCAGTTCGTCGACGGATGGTGGGATGCGATCACGAAGATGCGACGATTGCCGGACGAGATCGTCGTCGCGTACGAGGATCCCGACATGGCGCGCCTATCGGAATCGTGTCGAGATATTCCCGGGGTCGACGTGACGGGGATCGTCCTCGAGCCTGGCTGCTTCACGAACTATTGGAATCAAGCGATGCGAGCGGCGACGGGTGATTGGATCGTGCCGGTATGTATCGATGATCGGGTTCTGCCTGACGCTTTGACCGAGATCCGCGCGGCCGAAGAGGCGGGCGCCGAGCTTCTGGTCGATGCGATCCAATGGAAGTACCGCGGCGACGTGTGGCGCGGCTATTGGGACGCGGCTGCGATTGGGCGCGTGTTGACGCTTCCGGGCGCTGCTCCGTTCAAGCGGAGCCTCTTTGATCGGATCGGCGGCTTCCGCGAGGATATCTACTCGAGCGATTGGGCGTTCTACATGGATGCGGCTGCGCTCGGCGTGGTGACGTATCAGGCGTCGACGGTGCGGATCGTCTTCGATGAGGGCAACGCGCACGCTACGCGGAGTGGTGTCCAGCTCGACGCGGAGACGCGCCGCGAGGCGGATGCTCAGATGGTCGCGCTCGCCGAATCGTTGAGGCTCCGCTAGTGCGCGCGGTCGTGACGGGATCGCGCGGCAACATTGGCCGGCCGCTCGTGCGCGCGCTCCGCGAAGCGGGCCATACCGTCCTCGAGGTCGATGCGCGGCAAGGCTATCGCGACGGCTACCTGACGGCGGATATCCGCAACGCTGGCGACCTTCTGCCGATCCTGGACTTCCTGCCTGACGTGATCTTTCACCTAGCGTCGATGGTCAGCCGCGTGACGTGCGAACGCTCGCCGGTAGTTTCCGTTGACGTGAACCTTCACGGATTGCAGAACATTATCGAGATCGCGAAGTGGACTGGCGCGCGGCTCGTATACTTCTCCACGAGCGAAGTCTATGGCGACATCGACGTGACGATGCGCGAGACGATGCCGTGTTATCCGAACAACCGATACGGCTTGACGAAGCTGCTCGGCGAGCGCCTCGTCGAGTACGAGGTCCAACATCACGGCTTGAGCGCGGTGACGCTGCGCCCGTTCATGATGTATGACGAGAATGAGGAGTCGGGCGATCATCGTTCGGCGATGATCCGGTTCGCGCATGATCTGGCGCGAGGCTTGCCGATAAGTGTGCATAAGTGCAGTGCGCGGGGATGGTTTCACGTCTCGGATGCGGTGCGCGCGATCATGGCCGCTGCTGATGTTGAGGACTACTACATCATCAATATCGGACATCCGGATATCCGGCCAATCAGCGAACTCGCTGAGATGATTCGAACTAGACTGGACGCAGCGCCCGAGCTAGTCATCGAGCAGGATCAGCCGGACCAGATGACGCTCATCAAGAATCCGTCGCTCAAGCGGCAGACGAATCTCCTCGGCGTGGTGCCGTATGTGTCGCTTGAGGAGGGCGTCGACCGGGTATGTGCGAGTATGTGTCGGCGTGTCGCGGATGCCGCGAGCGGCTAGGTAGACTGTAGGAGATGATTACTAACGGCTATTGCACGCTGGAGCAGGTGAAGGCCGCGCTCCGCATCACGGATAGCGTCGATAACACTCTCCTTGAGGGGGCCGTTGAGTCTGCCTCGCGTCTGATCGACGGCTATGCGATGCGGAACTTCTACC